GCGTGACTGCAACAGGTGTTGGCGCCTCAAGTATCACCAACCCTGCAAACTTAGCTGCTATCCCGTTTATGTCTCCGCGAGTAATGGGCGAAGCTGCAAATGCCGCAGGTGTTGCTGCGAGGAAGGTTCAGCCAGCGGTCGATCTCCTGGCTGGGCCGTTAAATTCAGCGCAGCAAGCTTTGGCGCCGTTCAGGTCTGAGATCCAGGGCGCCGCGATGGGTAGCAGGCAGGTCGGTCAGGCTGCTAGAGTAGCCGAAGAGGATCAACTGTCGCGAGAGCAGCGCGCACTGCTTGGTTTATAATCGTCGCTGAGATTGGGTTGGGCGGCACGAGCAGTGCCGGTTCGACCCCTCTTTTTTTGGATTTGCACCAAGATTACACCAATCTAGCTAAGAGTCCCTTAATACGGGCTCTTTCAATCCCGGCCCCGGGCACCATTCCCCTCTACACTTCTCTACACTTCTCTACACAAAGCCCCATAAATAAAGGCTTCTAGGCCTTTACATCCGCCCGGCAAACCAGTTAGATACACTCCTGTACATGTTTTTACTTGTTCAATTACACCAAATTGCACCAATAATTACACCAGGAGCGGGTATGCAAGGGACTTATCAAAAGCGTGGAAATCGTTGGCGAGCAATAATTATGGTGCATGGTCGGCGCCGTTCAGCGACGTTTGATACCAAGCGCCAGGCGCAGGTATGGGTGGCCGAGATGATCACCACAGATACTGGGGTCGCGATAGCAACCGGCACGCTGCGCGAGCTCTGCGAGCGGTACAAACGAGAGGTGAGCGAAAAAAAGCGAGGCGCGCAAAAGGAGCGCATTCGCTTGGACATGTATGCTCGCAGGTATCCTGAATTGTTTGACCGCAAACTGATCAACATACAGCGCGAGGATGTCGAGCGTCTAATCGATGATCGACTAAAAGAGATCGAACCAAGCACGATGAATCGCGACCTGAACTTGATCAGTAATGTGTTTAAGTACGCCAGGCGCTGGCGCATGATGGCGCACAACCCAATGACCGATTTGATGCGCCCTAAAGATCCCGAGCCACGGAACCGTCGGGTCAGTGATCAAGAGATAGAGCTGTTGCTAGTCGCGCTAAATTACACCGATGATCAACCAATAACAGCCCAGCGTCAAAAAGTCGCGATAGCATTCTTGGTTGCGCTGGAAACGGCCATGCGGCAGGGAGAGATTGCCCAGGTGAAGTGGTCTGATGTGCATCTTGACGAGCGCTATATAGCCTTGCCACACACAATCACAAAGACAGCCGTGTCTCGCAACGTGCCGCTATCAGCCCGGGCGATAGAACTAATACAAAGGCTCGACCATGAAAAGGAAACGATGCTGGGCGTCTCTGCTGGCGTGGTCAGCACCATGTTTAGGAAGGCCGTCGCAGACAGCGCAATCGACAACCTGACGTTTCATGATACCCGGCACGAGGCGACGACCAGGCTGGCGCAGAAGCTTCAAGTGCTCGATCTTGCTAGGGTGACAGGCCACAGAGACATTAAGCAATTGATGACCTATTACAACAAGGATGCGCGAGAGCTCGCAGATCTGCTTTAGCCTTTGGCCCATCGAACGATATCGGCCTTTAGCCAAAGGGCGCCAGTACCTCTTGTTTTAGGGAACCCGGGTTGTTTCGCAAGCTTTTCTGCAAAGTATCGTTTTTTAAAGTGCAGGTAGTTAGCGCACTCTTTTGCATCCCACAAAACCTCGCTTTCCTTCGGCGCCTTGCTCATTTGCAAAGCGATTTTCTCAGCAAGTAAGTCGTAATCTAAAGCCAGGTCCATAAAGCGCCCCCAGTACAAACGAGCAGGGTTGCAAGAATAATAATCTTTGCCTGGTCATCTGCCTGACAGTAATTATCGCCCCAGCGTCTTCTCTTTAAAAAGCTCATGATAGATCCCCCTCAAGCTCTTCGGCAAAAGTCTTAAACTGATGCTCGTGCCGAAACATATCGTCGTCGTTTATCTCCACATCTTCCATGCTAATCTCGATAAGCAGCTCGGCGTAGTGAATGATCTTGCGCAGATCATCGACAGAGTTTTTGTGCTTTTTCTTCCATCGACAGGCGTACTTAATGATCGATGACTCGCAGGCGCCAAGGCCATTCTTCTGACAAAAATAAACTGGTTGGATGGCGAAATCTGCGTAATGAGATCCCCCAACCTGCCTCTTAAATGCAGACATCATTCATCTCCTTTTTATCCCACTTCCGAGCAAGCCAGAACGCTGCTCGCTGCCCTTGCCACATATCTATATCGTCTATGCTGTTAGCGATTCGGCACTTCCGGCAGATCCGTGTATGGACCAAAATTATTGTCCCGCACATGCACTTCATCACTCGCTCGCTGTCTTCATTGATCTTAGCCAAGAGCATCTTCCCATTGCTGACATTCATTCGGCATGCGGACAAAATCGACAGGCACAATTCCGTGGATGCGGCAGAGGTCTATCGTCAGCATGATGCACTCGTAACAAGCGTGCTTGCGCGGCAGCAGCGGTAACTCAACTGGCTTTTTCTTCTTCACTGAAACGCTCCAAAAGTCTGAGGATGTCTCGCAAGTTGGTCGCGATCTCATCTTGCACTTCTAAAAGTTGATCGAAATCTTCTGTCGTCAACTCGATAATAAACTTGCTCATCCGGTAACCTCGCCGCTAAAGCTTTTTCTCAAATGGTCCACCTCTGGATCGCCGATCACCTTGATATCCATCGCTCGACTGATTTCCTTGCTGCTCCAGCCACCTTCACCACCATTTGAAAACGAGTGACCTGTCACCGTGTTCTTAAAATCAACACGATCGTCGGCGCTATCGAAGGCCTTCGCCCAGTTAGCCAACAGGTCGGGAATAAACAGATGATCAGGGCAGGCCTCTCTCTGCTCTTCGCCGGTCAGGTTCTTCTTGTGCTTTTCACAGGACCATCGAGCATCACCGTCAGTCTGCGGGGTTGCGTATGCGCAGGTCCGACAACTCAGCGCTGGCGTTTGAAAGCCATGACACAGAGCCTGGTGATCGCAGAACTTACACTTGTAGAACGCAGCGTCAGTGCTGATACCTTCAGGCGGTCGATCGCTCGTGATGATGTGCTCGGCCTTGCGTAGCAGGGCATCTGCGTGCGCTGGATTGTGCTCAACGCGCTCGAAGTACAGCGAGTCGTCGTTTTTGTTCACTGCCTGGTAGAGCGCCCGAGGGATGTTCATCAGGTGCATATAGATCTGCATCTGGCTGTAATGCTCGGGCTTCGCGACAGCAACGCCATCCTTTACAACACCCTTAAACGACTTGTCGTTATGCGTTTTCTGCTCGCTAACATGGGGCGTTTTTGGCGCCTCTGCCACGCCCATCAACACACCGTCAAGGCTTCCGCCGAAATGGCCCCCAACAGCCTCCACGCGCCACTGCTGATTCATGTCGGGGTCCACGTCCCAGACAGTTACACCAGCAAGCCGCAGAAGATGATTAAACCAATCCTCCTCGCGCTGACCGCGAGCAAACAAGCGCAGCAATCGTCCGCTGTGCTTGGTCACTGTGGTCCAACGAAAGCTGTACCACAACTCGCGGCGGCACTCACGGCCAATGATCGAGGCGCCGAGGTGATACCGGCCAGGTGATGATCCGGCATCGTCCTCGACTGCGCGATCCAGCAGCGACAGCGTAGAGTTCTCGTTAGCTGGGATAGCGGCCATCGTTATTCCCAGGGCTTCTTGCCGGCGGGGGCGTCTGGTGCTGAAGTCGCGACAGCACTTGCCTGCGTAGCTGGCGCAGGCGCAGCCTGTGGAGACACCGGCGCGTAAGCCTTGATCTCGTTGCTTTCCATATAGCCATTGGATGGCGGTCGGACGACAACCTTGATCATCGCCATCTTATCGTGCAGCTCTTCCGTGTCTGTGATGCCAACCTTGCCGAAGGACCGGCAGATCGCCGCCAGATCTCGCTGCGCGATTTCTTCCGCTTTTGGATTTGGGTTTTTGATATTAAGGCGATCCCAAATCTTTCGGCTTGCATACGGTCCCTCTTGGATCTCCCAGGTGAGCTCGATCATCTCGCCGGTGCCAGCCTTCGTCAGCCGCACTTCGGACGACAAGATCATCGCCTTGTACATGCCCTCTTTGATGACCTCGTAATTTGCTGGGTCGGATGGTGCCTCGATGCCGTCGGTTGTAAAGCTAAATTCGGCCATGATTAATTACCTCTCTTGGTGGTTGTTTCAATAATTGCTGCTTCAAATGCGGCCCAGTTAAAGTCGATTTCGGCAGGAAGCCCATATCGATTCTTTGCAATAAAGCCTGGGGTTTCGGTAGTGCAGAGCACGCGCTCGCCGGTACTGATGCCACGCACTCGTGTATTACCAAAGCCCTTGTCTTCCTTCTTTGTGATGACCTTGTGCTTCGCAAACATCACGGCATCGACGCTCTCTTGAATCAGCCCCGAGGCCTTTTGATGCAGCTTGATCTCATATCGATCGTAGGTGTCGGAGTCTGGGCTCTCAAACTTGCGGATGTGCGTGTGAGCGATCAGGATGATGGCCATGCCTTTTCGATCGCGCAGCGTGTTAATGGCGGCGAGGAACTCACGCCAGAGGTCCAGGGCCATGACATAGCCCTTGCCGTAGCCAAGCTTCTCGATGCTGTCGATGTTGTTTTGCTCGCAGACGACCCTCCAAACTAACGGCTCCAGATGATCAAGGCTATCAACGACCAGCGTTTTATAGTCGTGCTCGTGCTCTATCAATGCAGCGATCGACTCGAGGCATTCGCTAAAGCTTTTCACCAGAGGAAAGGTTGACAGTTCAAGGGTGCCTTCACCGGCTTCTGTTTGTAGGAAGACGGGGTTGGGCGCCATTGCTCCGAAAGTCGTCTTACCGACGCCAGCCGAACCGTAAAGGACCAGGGAAGGTGGCTTCATATCCTTCGTCTTCTTGATGCTTGTTAAATCAATCATTTTCGTACACCTTGATTGTTATCGTTGATTTGCCAGACTTGGGCGCAATTGCTGCAAAGGTCGTCTTACCGACGCCAGCGGAACCGTAGACGATCATGGAAGGGGGCTTCATGCCCTTCGTCTTCTTGATACTTTTTAAATCAATCATCTTCGCTCACCTTAATT